CGCAACAGCCTTCGGCGACCTCTATAATCTTCGCGGAGCAGGACTACCCTTGTCTGACCCAATTGACCCCATCATTCGCCAAATTAACAAGGAGTATGCCGACAAGTCGGTAGCCATCTATCACAACAATCGCTACTACATTGCCATCCCGTTAAACGCATCCATCTACAACAACGCCATATTGGTTTACAACTTGCTCAACCAAGGTTGGGAAAGCATTGATTTGATTGAACAGGAGGGCTGGGACGTGGCCAACTTCATTACCTCTAGTGCTGGTGGCGTTAATAGACTCTTTGCCATCAACCGATTTGGCGGCATCAATGAGGTGGAGTCCCGCGTTGATGACGTAGATAACATCTACACGTTCCCCGGCCTCCCATCCAAATTCTTCCACGTTGAATCGGAAGCGTTAACCCGTGAGTTTACATTCCAAAGCCCAGAACGCAAGAAGTTCAACAGCTTTGAAATTCACACGGAATCCAGCGAAAGCAACAACTCCGACGCTCTCATTGAGGGTGTGTCTGAGAATTTGGATAGTGAATTTGAGCTTGGCACCGTATCTGGCATCCTTGGTGAAGTCTTAGCGGTAGGTGAAGACGCATCTCTGCGTGGTAGAATCGGCAACATTCGGGCTTACGGAATGCAACTTAGATATACTCCGACTGCTGGACGACCCAAGTTGCGCTTAGTAAAGCTCACAGCATCACCCACCTTCAGAGCGTTAACACAAGCCTCATAACATGGCAATTCTATCCAAAGGAGCAACGATTGTTGCCGACACGCAAGTTAGTGCAACCAACCTCAATAACTTGGTTGATGCAGCTACGTTTGTATCGGGTGCGGTTGACAACACGACTACCCAGCTTTCGGGTGGGGCTATCATTGTTAAGGATGCTGGTATTACCCCAGCCAAACTAAGCACGGGTGGTCCTAGCTGGACAAGCGGCGGAACGGTGTCTGCCACAGCGTTTTCCGGCCCCCTTACTGGAGCTGTAACAGGTAATGTTACCGGCAACGTTAGTGGTTCATCTGGCAGCACTACGGGTAACGCAGCAACGGCCACCAAGATAGCAAGCATTACCAATTCTGACATTGTTCAACTAACGGCAAGCCAGACGTTAACAAACAAGACGTTAACCTCACCAACCATTACAGGAACGGGAGCTATTGCCGGAAACTTTACAGGCCCAATTACGGGTAATGTCATTGCCAGCATCGCCAACATTACGCTGCTTGATTTGGTTCCTGAATTTGGCTATGCCACAAGCGGAACCATCACCCTCAATCTTGCGGCTGCAAGTAACGCCAGAATCGAACTGAGCGGTAATAGCACGTTTGCGCTTTCCAGCATTGATAGCGGCCAAATAAACATTGTGGCCCTAAAGAACAACACAGGTGGAACCATTACGACTAGCTGGCCAGCTTGGACCTCTGCTGGTGGTAGTTTCCCCGCTTCCCTAACATCGGGACAAGCAATGGTTGTTTCCCTCTATTCCTACGGCTCTACCACAGGTAGCGTTTACGCAGTTTCTTCCCTCTAATTTTATGCCTTACGACCCACAGACAGGCGAGTATATACCAGACGTTGGAGCACGCCCAGCTTTAACACTTGGCGGTTCAGGCAACTCATTTGGTTTTGACCCTGCACAAGCTACCCGCGACTATCTTGCGAGCATATCCAACCCAGATACGCTTAAAGCCCTATTGGGTGCTGAAGCTGCTGCACGTCCCGCCCTTGGTGGCCTTGGACTTAAAGATATTGGTCAATATTCGCAAGGCGTTGATCAGTTTGATGCAAAGGCGTTTCTTGCTGCTCGGCCTGACATCCTCAATAATTTCAATAACGACAAAGCCGGGTATTCCAATATGTATGGAAGCCTAGAGCAATACGCTAAGGCTGCTGCTGACGCCGAAGGACTTACGGCTAATTTTACAGTTAAAGAAGGAGGTTCAATTGATTTATTTAATGCCTTAAGCAAGGCTTCAAGTGGAGCGGAAGCGGCGGCAAATACAGCCGTTAGAACTGCTTCAACCGCTGACGTTAATGCCCTAGCCCCTCAACTTGCGGCTACTTACAATCAGCTTAATCCAGAGGTTCTTGCTAGTTTAAAACGAGCTGAAGCCCTCGCTACTCCCGGTGCTGACCCCTACGCTGGTATGCGTAGCGCGGTTGAAAACGCCAGACAATTTGGAGACTTGTCGTTTACCCCAGCTCAAGCGGCTTTGCTTGGAGCAGCCCCACAGGTGGGTCTAGGTGGATATAATGCCGCTCAAACCAATGCCGAGGGATACAACGCAGCAATGGGTCAATCTAGTGGTTATAAGGCTGAACAAGCTAAATCCCAAGGATACACGTCCGAGGGCTATACCCCACAAGGCTATAATGCAGCCCAAGCTTCCACGGGTATGCAGACAGAAGCCGAGCGTTTGGCTCGTGGCAAACTCGGTGAATCGCTTTACAATCAAGCTTTGAATGCTGGCCCTAGCCAAGCTGCTCAAACACTGGGTGGCCGTGCGGCACAATTTGCCGCCAGTACGGGTCAGCTTTCTCCTGAAGAACTTCGTAATGTTCAGCAAGGCACCCGTGAAGCCTATGCTGCGCGTGGCATTGAGATGAGCAATCCAGCCATTGCTGCTGAAGCTGCGGCTCGTTCTGGTGCAATGCGTCAACGTCAGGCTGAAGACTTGGCTCAAGCCGTTGCTCTCAATCAGGCTTACACCCAAGACCTCACCACCAATCGTAACTTTGGGACAGGTCTTTATGGTCAGGAAATTGGTCTTCAACAGTCCAATCAACAGGCCGCACTTCAGGCTGCGCTTGCCAATCAGCAAGCCAATCAGAATGTGGCTCTCGCTAATGTTGGAGCTACTAACACAGCCAATCAATTCACCGCTGGTCTTAAAGCTGATGCCAGTCAGTTTGGAGCAAATGCTGCCAATACAGCCAATCAATTCGCGGCTAATGCTGCTAATCAAGCAGCTTTGCAAAACGCTTTGCTTGGTTCTAATGCGGGTCAGTTTGGCGCAGATGCAGCCAACCAGATGTTCTTAGCTAACCAAGCGGCTACAAATACGGCCAACCAGTTTAGTGCTAACGCCAGAAATCAAGCCAACACCGCCAATCAAGCTGCAATCAATGCAGCTAGAATTTTTGGTGCAGACGCCGCAAATCAAACTCAGCTTACTAATGCTGAGCTTATGGCAAAATATGCTCTGGCCAATCAGGGAGCCGCCAATCAATTCTCTTTGGCCAATCAGATCGCCAACCTAGATGTTGCTGCTCAAAACCGCACATTCTCTGCCAATCAGCAACAGGGTAATATCACCAATCTTGGGGTTCTTGGACAGGCTGGGGCCAATCAAGCTCAGTCCAATCGTGACTATGCTACTAATTTAGCAACAGGCTATCGCAATGCAGCGTATGACCCAATGAGTGCGCTGCTTGGCCAGACAAGCAATGCTGCTCAAACAGCTGGTCAACAACAGAACTATGTTCTGGACTTGGCTAAGACGTTCAACACCCCCACAACCTACAATCCAGACACGGGTATTAACTTGGCATTGGCTAACAACGCTAACATGACCAACAAGAGCATTGCGGAAACAGCCGCTAAAGCTCAATTGGATGCCGCTAGGATGGGTGCTTCTGCTACAAAAACTGCTGGTGTTGCTTCCGGTGTTGGTTCAATCTTGGGCGGAGCGGCTGGTGCAGCTGCTATTGTCGCCCTATAATGCAATACCAAAACAAGATAGATTATGCTCATGCCCTCATTGAGCAAACGCTAAAGCGTGCCCAAAATCCAGCAATCATGTGTTCCTTCGGTAAGGACAGCATGGTTGTTCTAGATTTGGTTCTAAGACACATCCGCAATATCCCGATTATATTCCACCGAGAGGCATTCCAGCCGCATAGGTATCGCTTTGCGAACAGCGTCATAGATGGTTTTAACCTAACCGTTTACGACTATCCGCCACTATCAACCGAAATCCAAGAGCACAACGGAGAGGTTGAAATAGTAAATTACTACCCAATTGGAAAGCAAACTTGCATGGTTCCAACTGGTATTCGTTCCCCGCGAGAAGGGGAACAGTTTGTTTGCGGCTTAAAAGACATCTACCTCAAGCCAACGGGTTCATTCAAATACCCTTGGGACTTTGTTTTTCATGGGCACAAGTCCACGGATAGCGACCCGATCTACGGGAGTGTTCCCTTGAATTCAGACATTGCCGTAAACCTTGAAAGCGCAAGCGCGGCCTTTCCCATTAGGATGTTTACGGATGACGATTTATGGCGATACACCGAAGAGAACAATGTCCCTATCCACCACACCAGATATGTGAAGGAGAATGGTAAGTGGAAGGAGCGCGAGGATAAGAGCATGAATCCAGACTATTTCTCGGCTTGCACGGCCTGTATGAGCAAGTCTTCACCCAATTCTGTTCCGTGCCCAAAGATGGGTGGGGCTCTGGTTAGCAATGTTTCAGAGCAACTTCGTTGGGCTGCTAGAATGGACCCAGTTTACATGAGGCAGTAACAACACTATTTTTATGATTGGAAGCTCCGTAAATCCCGCCCTAGGTCGCATTGACTACTCCCCCATTACACAGGGGGCGCAATCTGCTGCACAAAGCATCCAAGCAGGCGGCCAAGCATACGGCCAAATGTTCGCCAATCTTGGCCAACAAATCGGTAGTGGTATCCAGAACTATCAGAAGAATAAAGAGGAGCGTGATTTTTTTGAGACAGCCGTAAGAAGCAAGATGGGTGAGGCGATTCAGTCCATGAATCAATTTAGGGCTAACCCAAAGCTCTATGGTAATAAGGCCCCGATTCGTCCTGAGATGCTGGAAAGCCTATCCGTTGAAGACATTCCAAAGGTGTCTATTGGTAAGCTAAAGTCATACGCTAATGAACTTGATGGCATCCTTCAAAAGTCCCGTGGGGCTTTGGCTGAGGCTAATGCAATTCGTCAGGCCGAGCGTGACATTTCAACCATTGCAAACGATAAATTCTTGAGTCAGGCTTTTTCTTCAACCCAAGGAATGCAGGTTCCGGCAGGGGTTAGCACAACCGTTAAGACAACATATCCAACCCCAACCAAGGAAGAGGGTCGAGCCAATCTTGCTCGTCTTAGCTACGGTAAAGCAGTGGAGGAGGGTGGCGTTGTTCCCGGTGTTAAATTTAATTTGCCACAATCTAAAGCTGTTCCAGAGGGTGTTAAACAATTTATTATAGTCAACCCGGTAACTGGAGCAGCTCAGTTAAACAATGACATTGTAAATAGCTTTAACAAAGAATATGAACAGAAGTTAAATCAGGTTAAAGTCCTTGAGGGGATTGTTAAGAATGAAGCAAGACCTGTTTACGGAATGAGCGGAACATATACGCCACAAGTCACTGGTTCGCGCCCATTAAGCTCTGCTGAAAAGGTTGCATCCAACAATCTTTACACTAACGCTCAGTCGGAACTTTTGCGTTTTGCTGAAACCAAAAAGACAATTGATGAGGCTCAGAAGTTTGTTGCCAAGGATGCTCAGGGCGCGACTCCCGCTGAAATTAAAACATTTGTCTCCAAAGACCCCAATCTCACCCCACTACAATCTGCCTCATTTGAGTTGGTTACAAAGCCCGAGTTCCGTAATGCCACTGCTCAAGAAAAAACCGATAAAGTTCTTAATGAATACCTCAAACAAGGCGGAGAACTATCTCTTGAGTTCTTGGCTAAAGTTAAGACTGCATTTAAGACTGATGTTGAGAAAATTGATTTGGGCGGCGGTTTAACGGCCATTACTTTTGGAAATAGCATTCAAGTTATTGATGCCAATAAAAATAATAAACCCGTTCCGCTTGGGGAAATAAAGAAATTTGAGCAAGATAACTATCAGGTGCTTCTCAACAAAGCGGCTAGCACCTATCCTTCTTGGGACAAGGTTCCAGATCAATACAAGGAACTGCTGGCTAGTTTAACAGCGGTGTATGGCGGTAAAGATTATTCGGGTATGGCAATGTCTCCAGTTGTTGCCTTTAATAATCGACGTGAAGCACTTCGCGGCACACCATCTCCAGCAGCTCAAAACCCAATGCTGTCTCCTCCGAGCGGATTTACTCTTACTCAAACCCGGCGATAATTTATGCAAATCACAGCTCCTTCTGGTCGGACTTATCAATGGAACAAGCCCACTGAGCCAACCAAGGAAGATTACGATGCTTTGCAACGCTATGATGATTCATTAAGCAATGCAAAGCCTGAACAATCTGGCCTTGGTCAAACTGCTGCTGACATAGGCATTGAGGTAGGGCTTGGTATTGGTGGTCAAGTAGCCGGGGCTGCTCTTGCTCCTCTTACGGGTGGGGCTTCCATTCCTGTCCTTGGTGGTATAGGCGCGGGCATTGGTAATACACTTGTTCAGAAGGGCCAAATTCAGCGTGGTGAACGTCCCGACTTTTCATTTGGAGAACTAGCTTCTGCCATTGGGCTTGGTGCAATTCCCGGTGGTAAGGCTGCTCAAGCTGGCGGAAGTGTTTTAAAGAACATGGGTATGCGTGCAGCTCAAGGTGCTGGTGTGGCTGGAGCTGGAGAGATTGCTAAGGTTGCTATTGACGAAAAACGGCTTCCAACAGTTGAGGAGTTTTCCAAGGCTCTTGCTGGTGGTGCAGTGGTTGGCGGTGCGTTGGGTGGCTTGGAACAGTCGATTACAACCCGTTTAACGAACAATCCCTTGTTTCGGGAGCAACGGATAGGGTCGCCAATAATTGATGCCTTAAAACGCATTGACGGCGATAAGAACGCTATTTCTGAAGAAGGCCGAATTCTAGTAGCTGAATTGGAAAAGAAACTTGGCGGCGTTAAGGATGCCACCGTTCGTGCCGATCTCAACTTCAAGATAAAAAAAGTGCTGTCTGGGGAGCTTAATCAAACAAACATTCCAGAAGACTTTGCAGCAACCACTATGGCTCTTCGCCAGACCATTGATGATGCTACGGGTAGGCTCAAGGAACTTGGCGTGGTGGAACCGGGCGATGCCTTGTATAACACGATGACCAATAACGAGGGAAGCTACATCCGTCGTGCGTATAAAATCTTTGCCGTTCCCGGCTGGAAGCCAAGCGAAACATCGTTTAACAAGTGGGTTACGCAGAATGTTGAGAATGATATGCGAGATTGGTCGGGTCTTAAAACAACCAAGCTCCTTAGTGTTAAGGATGCTAACGATCAGATTGCCGCCGAACGCGCCAAGTTAACTCAAAAATACACGAATGCGGCCAATGAACTGTTAGACAGGGACAATGCTGCTGCGTTTATTACTCAGGGTAGAATCTCCACCAACTCTGGCATATTCAAGAAACGCAAGAACATTGACGAAGCCACCCGAGAGTTGCTTGGCCAGATTCAGGACCCTGTTTTCCTTGCTAGCGAAACGCTCAATCGCATGACAAACACGGAGGCAACCTACAAAGGGCTCAGCGAGGTGAGCCGTATTGGTTTGGCTTCGGGTATATTCAGAAGCAACGCATCACTCCCCGGCGATGTGATGATTGCTCCAAAGGGCAACAAGCTCAATCCAATGAGCGGTTTATACACAACTCCAGAGTTTAAGAAAGCATTCGATCAATACACAACGAATGACCTTGGGCCAATTATGAGCAAAATGAGTGGGCTTGCTGTGCTATCTAGCGCGGCTAAAATCCCAAAGACTCTTGGCTCCTTGAAGGGTTGGGCGTCTAATTTGTGGGGCGGCTCGCTAGACGTAATTGCTCAGGGCCATGGCCTTGAGATGCTTAAGACTGGAAACTATGGTCAAGCTGCAAGAAACGCTGGCTATCAACTTGGGCTAATTAAACCGGATGGTTCAATTGCAGCTAAAGAGGCACAAGATTTTTACAAGGGAATGCTTAGGGAGAGGCTCATTCAACCCAACATTCAATTTGCTGACTTCCTCAATACCTTCAGGATTGCTGAGGGTGAAATTAAAAATCCGCTTCTTGCGAAAGCTGCAAGTAAAGCAAAGTCTGGATTGAGCACGGTAGGCAAGTTCTACTCCATGCCTGAGTCTTCAGCAAAGGCATTTAACCTTGCGGGAGAAATCAATGATTTGAGACAAGCCTATCCCGGTATGTCAAAAGATGAGTTGTTCAGCAAGGCGGCAGAGCGTGTCCGCATGACCACTCAGGACTACGACAGCTTGCCGCAAGCTATCCGCAACTTCTCTTCTGTTGGGTTCTTAGACCCATTTGTTGCCTACACTGCTGACCGGTTCCGCGTTGTTTACAACACCTACAAGTTGGCGTTGCAAGACATCAACAGTGGCAATCCAGCATTGCGTGATGCAGGGATAAAGCGCATGACTGCAATGACCACAACACTGGGGGCTGCTGGTGCTCTTGGATTGAATACCGATCTTTCCAAAGAAGAAGAAGCAGCGGTAAGGAATCGGCTACCGGAATGGGACAAGGATTCTTTCATTAAGATTAACAAGGCGGACGACGGTTCATACACCTACACCAATCTTAACTACAACATACCCCACACGTCCGTGATGGAGGCCGCGTTTGCTGCTCTCAACCAAGAGAACCCGCAGGATGCGATGAAGAAATTCATCTCCGTTGCAAGCAAACAAGCCTTTGGCCAAAACCTTTTGCTTGCTCCACTAACTGAGGTTTACACGGGTAAGACCGGTAGGGGAGTTCCAATTAGCAGCGAGAACGACCCCGATTACAAACAGTTTGCCGACAAGTCAATATACTTTTTGGACAGCGCATTTACACCACTGGTAATCAAAGAAATCAACAAGGGCTATCGCGCACTTAAGGCTGAAGAAACTGGCGTTAAACCCTCTAGTCCAAATGCCACAAAGATTGACGACATCTTGTTGTCCAATCTTGCTGGTATCCGCATTCAGCGTGTCAATCCAAAGGAGCAGATGAAGTTTCAGGCTGCTGGATTCTCCCGTGATTTGGTCAACGATCAAATTGCTTTCTCTTCCGAGAAGCGCAGAGCCCTTGATGAAGGAGAGACGGCTAAAGCATTTGATAGGTTCTCTGGTCGCTACAAATCTACCTACGACAAGGTTGCGGGCGTTGTTAGCGATGCTCGCGTTCTTGGCCTTACAGACGACGAGATTGCTAGGACGCTCAAAGATGGGCGGGTTCCCACCGCTATTGCTCTTGGTGCAATTAACGGAACCTACGTTGCGCCTGAGCCCGACAACGAGAACTCACCCAAGATGCTTTACGAAAAGATTCAGGCATTACCAAAGGGCGAGCAGGAGCGGGCGTTGCGTCAGCTCATTTCACAGAAGCCTGACATTGGTAAGAGTCTAGTGTCTCGCTTTAGGCAGGATGTTAGAAACGAAGCACTCAACATTGGTGAGATGGACAAACTGCTCTTGGCTCAGTCCGCTGAGGACGGGGAGCGAGCCATGTTTATCAATCGCAAGCTGGCCACAATTCAGGAAGACTACAAGAAACAAATCTACCTGAATGACTTGCGTAAGAAGAAAATTTTAACCCCTCAAGTTGAAGTCCAGATGATTGCTTACAGGTAGGCTACTCTACCGGCTCCATCGCGTTAATCCCGTTCCCGCTCAGGTAGAATTGGAGGCCGCAATTGGCTCCTCCCACCACTTCACAATGGGCGGTCATTTCTTCGTTCACCCCCATCATCCTGAACTTGTAGTGTTTAGGTAGCTCCATGAGCCTCTTGTCGTCCAATTGAACTAAGACGCTTACCTTTTCTGGTAGGTTCTTAAACCAATAGAGCGGGTCGTTGGAGGATAGGTTGTTCATAAATTAGCTCCCATCTGCACCTAGAAGCATTGCTGCTTTCACGGATGAACCCGACATTCAGTGCAGACAGGATTTTGTGAGGGAGGCTCAAACTCCCATCTTCAGGATTGCCCCCACCTCGTCAGATGGGTAGCCCTGAAATGTTATTCTTTAACACCATCACAAAGGTTTTTTGGCGTGACGGTAATAAGTGCCTCTTTTCCCGTCGGCGACAACTCCTGCTTTCTTCTCTAGCGCACCTAGGGCAAGCCAAGCCTCAATTCGTGAGCGGGCTGTGGTTCTAGGGCATTTGTAGTTGTCTATGAAATCTTGCATGGAAAACCATCCGTCCTTACGGGAAACGGTTTCTTCTGCCATTAGCTTGTCCATCTCAGACCAAGGGTTGGTTTTCATTAGTAGGTTTTTATGTTTGTGGGAGCGCGAAATTTGCCGTTGATGCCGCGCACTTGAAAGATGGAATAGCTTCCGTCGTCTTCTACCCAGCCATACACCCAGCCATGACTCCAGCGGAGTTTGCCGGTTTTCCTGTTGGCGTAGCCGGGGTTAAGATCGCACAAACAGCCTATGCAGCGGGCTTCCTGTGGCTTTAGACCGGGGGTCTGGTAGGACTCTATGCTATGACAGTGGCCGAAAACTACGTTGCCGTAGATGCGGGAGTGGGAGGCGCAAGCTGACATACCCGTATGGAAGCCGTGAACCACGTTCAAATGGCCAATAGAAACAACCCCTAGGCGGCTATCGTAGGGGATTAGAGAGGCTTTGTTCCTCTTTGCCACTGCTTGTATGTCCTTCACCATTCTTTGCCCCAAATCGGCTTTAACGGCATCTGTTGATTCAGCCAAGTCCCATGCCCTTACGTCGTGGTTGCCTAGCATTAGGGTGTTGTCCTTGCCTCCCTTGAAGAAGGAGTCGGCAAATCGCGCCCCTACGTCAAAGTCATCCCTCATGCTGACAGCCCTGTCTTCCTCTGAGGCTCCCTTACGGATAGCCCCAAAGTCCCATAGGTCGCCAGCTATCACCCTTATCTCAGGGTTGAAGTCTTTGGTGAAGGCTAGGGCGGCGGCGGTGGCTTGAGGGTCTGCATGGTTGCCGTGAATATCTGCGACTATGACGAATTTCTTCATGTTATTTGAGTTTAGCAGCTTTACGGACAAGTCGCTCCTCTGATGTCTTAATCTGGTGACAGGCTACACAAAGGGCTTGGTAGCCGTCCTTCTCCACAAACAGGCGTTCAATGAAGCTATCCCAGCTCACCCAGCCTTTGAGCGGGTCAACTACGGGATGGATGTGATCTATCTTTATGTCCTTATTCCCTACGCTCTTTGAGCACAGGGAACAGGTGTAGGTGTTTCTAGCGGTCCTAGCGTTTTTCTTTGAGGTGAACTTCGGTGCCCAACGAGACGAAGCCCTACGCAACGCCGACGTAATGAAGCTCTTCTTGCGAGCCGCAGTCCATTGACCATTGCAGTAGGGCTTGTCGTTCATAGGTTAAAACAGACCCCGCCGCATGGAAGGGCCGGAAATTTACGGCACCCTAAGCGTCCATGCGCTGTGTTCAGGCTTTCGCAACCCATTGGGAAGCTATACTCCTGAGACTCGGCTTGCAATAGCACGGGGAAAATCATACGCTTTCTAAGGCGAAAACTAGGGCAATCTCTTTACTCTGAGCGTCGGTGAATCCACCTATTCCGTTGTTCCATTCCCAACACCAAAGCTCCCCAAACTGCCACATCTTAATTCTATACCCCATGTTGGAGAGCAGGCAGGCTTTGGCCTGAAGGATGGCGTAGGTGCGGGGTTGGTTCATGGCTGGTCTAAAACCCTTCTCCACGTCTCAACGTCGCACGGTTGGCCTGCGTAGCCCCGGCTTATTGCTGTGTTGATTTCTTCCTTTACTTGAGCCTTACTATGTGGGGCAAGTTTGGCCCACTGCTTGATGAGATGGTTAGCTACAATCCCCGGTGCTGCGCTCCTTCTTCCCAATGCGTAGCGGAAGGCAAAGACAAGAATGGTTCCTTCAGTTGGGTTCATGGCGTGCCTTTCATGGCGGCGAGTGCGTGCCGAGCGCGGTTCTGCGCCCATGCTTGAAAGCTGTCGCTCATGTCGCCCCATGTGTCAGGCTTGGCGTTGGCGATGTTTGCAAGCTCGGCCTCGGCTTTCTCGGCGCGGGCAATGGCTTCGTTGCATCGCGGCTCTTGTTGCTGGATGATTTTATACCTGTGCTCCAAAAGAAATTCACAATCAGCGATTCGTTTATTCGCGGCGGCGAGTTCGCGTTCGAGGGTGCGGGCGAAATCAGTCATCCACGCAATGTATGTAGGCTCTGAGTAGCCTCTATGCGCGATGGCGTCGGTGCGCGGGGTGGGCGTGGGCGTGAGGTCCGACTTAATTGGGAAAGGCCAAGGATAGTCCGATGCTTTTACTGGCTTGGGTTGGTCGGGTGGGTTCATGTTTTTATTTATTAAAACTAGCTATCACTGTGTTACCTAAGAACATCACTGCTGCGTTTATGTGTTTGCATCTCGTTCGTTGAGGGTTGCCGTATTCCACCACTTTCTTTGTCCGGTCCCATTCCTTCTGACAGCGAGTCATGAAGTCGGCGCAATTACAAGCTCCGTTTGGACAATTCTCGTCTAGGTCAATGGTGTATTTTACGTCCCGGTCGGCGGATTCGCATTCTATCTGCGAGCGTCCAATCAGTTCACACTTCATGGCCGGTGTCTGGAATGTAGTGTTCCAGCTCGTGAATGCGGGCAATGTTGAGGAGAGCGATAGAGCCCTTTTCCAGCCTTACAAGTGCGTTGTAAAGATCGGTGGGGTTCTCCGAATGAATGCAGTCCCCGAGCATGTGGTTGATTAACTGGTCGATTTTCTGTTTCATAATAGGTAGCCTTGTTCCCTAGCCCAGCTAGGGTGATAGTGAATGTTGATGTGGCAGGAACGACAGGTTTGCAGCCATGTCGTTGTGTCATTGGTTTTGGAGCCCCGGCCTTCCTTGTGATGGATGTCCGTGGCTGGTTGGTTACAAATGGCGCAGAAGGGCGAATCCTTCAGAAAAATGCGCCTTAATTTGGTGTATTCCTTGTTCCTTGCCGATTGCTTGGAGCTTACTCGTTTCAGCCCCAAGCTCTTCTTCTTCTTCGGCAAGAAGTAGTTTACGCTACTCGCGGGTCGTAGTTGTTCTGGCGTCTCCATAGTCGTGTGAGACAGAGGAAGTCTTTGTATGACTCCACAAGTTGCGCCCCGTCATACTTCACTACGTCAATGCGTCCCGGTTCGGTCGTAGAGATGTAGATGTTCATGCAGAGAGCATCGGTGAAGAACAGGTCTTGGTAGTGCGCGATGTAGTAGGCCGCAAGTTGCATGGGGTGGGTTTCGCCGGGGAAGATGGGTTCTTCCGGCTTCGTCCGCTTACTCTTCCAGTCGAGGATGCCTTTACCGTAGGGACTCTCAAAAACTACGTCCGTAGTCCCCGCGTAGCCTTGATGACCATTAACCAACACAGTTTCGGCCTTCGTCACCTTAATGCTAAGGCTCTCCAGCTTAGAGAAGGCGGGTTCTACTAGCTCAGACAGCATACAGCTACGCTCCTCAGTCAATGATACCTCATGGTCGAAGTATTCTTGACCCTTCAGCTTGCCCTCAATGGCCGCGTGAATGGTGGTGCCAAGGTCTGCTGCGCCCATGCCGTCTTGCTTGGACTTCTCTAGCATGTTCCTAACGTAGTCCCCCATTTCCTCGCCGGGGTGAGGAGGGCTGGCGAAGCAGGTTTCGGCTACCTTGCCCATCTTCCAGCGTTCTAGGCCGGGAGAGGCGAGCATTTTGGTGTAGGCTGTAACGCTAGGCAGGAGCTTCTGCTCCCGTGCATCCTTCAGGTTGGTGGGACGGGTGGGGTTCTTGGCCCCCTTCTTTGTGGCCTGCGTGTGGCAAGGCTTACCGTCGAGTGTGTAATAGTGTTCGCTCATGATTTCTCCTCCTCCCTTGCTGCGAGCATTGCGTCGGCTCCTCTGTAAGCTATTTTAGCTAACTCGATTGGAGAGGGTTGGCAGGTAGGGTCAGCTAGTGCACCCACCAACACCTGCCCCGCGAAGTAGTCGCGCAGGCTTAATCCGTCGTGGTGGGGTTGCCAGTTACCGTCGCGGGCAACCGTGGGAAACGCTGGTCCTCCGTCGTTAGTGGTTTTCATGGTTGTTTGTTTTTTTCTAGGTCTGCTGAGATTTCTTTGCTGAGAGCCGCAAGTTTTTGCAACTGCTCATGGAGCACATCGACTCCCTGTTCTTTTCCGTAAAGCCCTGCAAACTCACAGGCTCCTAAGAGTCTGCCTAGAGAGTGGGCCATTAGATAGTCGTTTTTGTTCATGTTTATTTAAGTGACCGCGTATTTTCGCACGCCCACGGTCGGGCTCGGAGGGTTCTGGTTTAAGTCGATACCGGCGACAAATTAGTAAGGCTGTTCTTCGGAGGGTTCGTTGCTGGGTTCTGATGCCGCCAAGTTTCCAGATTGGAGCTTCTGAGCCACGCGGATGAGCATTGAGGCAGTTTGCCAAACTGAGTTCTCGTCAATATGGACGCCGCTCGGAATGAGAATGTCCACAGCCTTGTTAATGGCCATGCCTACCGTTACGCCTTCAATGCGGGTAGAACCCACCGATTGCGATTGGGTTGGAATGCCCGCAAAGGTTGGGGTGGGAGCTGGCATTGTTAGGATTGCCTCGCCCACTGGACTGATGATGGACTTATCACCCAAAACCACTTGACCCTTCCCCTGATAGTCGTCGCCGCGTTTGATGCCCATGCCGCCGAATTTAACGAGCTTTCCCTCAAGCGGAGAAAGATCGCGGCTAAACGAAGTGGCAGAGACTTCTACGCCATCCCCCGACAGGTTGGCTTTGTAAAAGGTTTTGCCTGTCTTAGTGCTCACGGCCTTACAGCCGCTCACATTTGCTTGGAAGGTGCCGGAGAAGAAAGTTCCCGGTGCCGAGTTTACGAGGTCTTGTAATGTCTTATTCATTGTTTTTCAGGTTCCTGATTTCTTCGCAGATTCTACGAAAAGAGTTCTTCTGTTGCTGGGTGATTAGGCCGAGTTCGGCGCACATTGCTTCATAGGGGCAACCTTGGAGGCCGCGCCGATAGTCATACATTTCATCCCCGTCAATGATGTGGCCCACTTCAGGGCAATCCACAATCATAAAGTCGCCGTCGATAAAGCAGAAGTCCGTGGGGAGCACGGTCTCGCCGATTCCTAGCAGTCTTGTATTGTTTAGGTCGATTTGCATTTGTTTATGTTTCGTGGAATATCCACGTTGTATTTTTATCTACCCGAAGAACGGAGAAGGGACGATTGATTGATTCTTGTCGAACTATTTCTTCTTTTTTTTCTTCAACTTTCGCAACTGGCTTCTCGGTAGCCTTTTCTATGCTAATTTCGTTGCCGAAAAGATCGTATTGCTTCATGCCTGTTCCTCGTAAAACCAAGTGTGGGGAGCGAAGTATTTGATGCGGGAATAGGCCAATGGTCCATCCCTGAGCTTCAATTGCAGTAGCTCATAGTCGTAGGTAGATTGCCCTAGTTCTTGGACGTTTCCAGTGTGGCTCTTGCTAGGCCGGTGGAGTGCAATGACTCTGTGCGCGTCCTCCTCGATAGACCCAGCATCACGGAAGTCAGACCTAGTTGGCGCACGATCTTCTCTTTCGTTGCTACGGTTGAGTTGTGCCGCAACCATAAGCACACATCCAAGGGTTTTGCGTAGCGGTATCATCGCCTTGCTTAGTTGCCCCATGCGTTCGTAGGCGGAGCCATCGGTGCCCCTGATGAGGCCGAGGTAGTCGATGATTACAAGCTGTGGCTTCCAAGAAGCCGCGAGTAGGCGGCAACGGCTCTCAATTTGCCCCACCGTCATATCCTTGTCGAACACTCTCAGGTGTTGCTCGCCCAATCGCTTTAGAGCCTTAAAATACTCCTGTTGCCGGTCGGTCATTTCCTGATTGATTTGGCGCAGGTTAATCTTGGCCCGTTGTCCCGCGATTTGCTTCACCACCGCATTCGCTGAGGTTTCAAGGGTGAAGTAGGCCACTCGAAGCCCCCGGTTGAGGTTGTGCGAAGCAATTTGGGACATAAACGAGGACTTACCAATGGACGTTCTCGCCCCGACAACCACATATTCGTGCGCTTCCATCGGGCTGGAGAGCTTGTCGAAGCTAGGTAGGCCGGTAGTTACGAGGTCGCGGTTGTCCCGAGTGCCCGCAATTTCCTGTTCAGCCCACAATTTAACCTCCGTAATGAGCTGGGTAAGGCTCGGAGCCTCCGATTCTGTGGGTTTTAAGTGAGTTTGAAGCCCTTCCACGAGTGTTGACACCTCCTCAGCCTTCCCGCCCCGTAAAACGCAAGCAATCGTGTCCTGAAGGGCAGGCTTGAGCGTAGCCAACTGGCCCTCCCATATCAGGCTCTTCAATGCCTTCTTTCCGGTGACTGAGCTTTGGCAGGCTTTTTCCGCCGCAAATAGCTCATCGGCTGGACACTTATCGCCCAAAGCTAAGTAAACTGAGTTGCAGTCGGTGAGCTGGGCCTTAGAGCGCAGCCCCACAAGGGTCTGCCAGAGGAGGCGGTGGTTCTGTCCAAAGGCGGCGTTTGAAAGCCCCTGAGCTATGCCGTCGTCTATGAGTTCGGGGCAAGCTAGGCAAGCCCCGATGAAGATGGATTCTTTGTTCATTTCTTTTTCTTGTAACTAACATTTTCTAACGTGGGACAGTAGTTGTCTTTGTTTGCTTTCACCAAGCGATCAACCGAGGGAAAGCTAAGGTTGTGTATCTTACATAAATCCTTGCGGCTTAACCCCCCTCGCCAGTCAAGCACAACGGCTAGGGCTTTCGGAGCATCAATTCTAGGCCGTGCCGCAAATTCCCGGCTCTTACCCTGTGGGATGGGGTTCTCTGAAAATCGTTTATAATATTTAGCCATCAAAAATCTGACGCTATCCATCGTTTCTGATATGTTCATAGAGGTTTGACTCCGTTCTTTCGGCAATGCACCTGAATTGCGGCCCTACTTACGCCCAATTCCTTCCCGATTTGCTTAATGGGCATCCCGCTTTTTCGCATTTCGAGAATAGCGTCTATCGTTTTGGCTGAGAGCTTGTTCGTTTTCCGGTCTTCTTCAATTGGTCCCCCACCTTCGCGCATTAAGCGCGGCGCATGGCGAAAGATTAGGTCTAGGCAGATAGACGCTGTGCTCATGCTTCCTCCTCCCATTTCCCAATCGTGCGAAGAAAAGCGCGAGCACGTTGGGCGGCGGTGGCGTTTGCAACGTGACCCACTTCATTACTTGTTAAATCCCACCAATACTTTTCACGATTTTCTAAGACAATACCGCTAAGCTCTGCTGCAAATTGATTTACCTGTTCCGGCTCTAAGTGAGCCATAGCTTCGTGCATGGCGTTGAGGTCTTGGAGGTAGTCGGGAGGCGATTGTGGAAACACTTGACCGCGCATATCCATTTGAAATGGATTTGGCTTCCACCCACACGCTTCCGCGATGGCTATTCTTTGTTTTTCAAGTTTCATTTGTTTTCTCCAAAGTCTGCTGGGCCGCAAATAACCGCTCTCTTGAAATCTTCTGCCCTAAAAAGAATCGCTCCGTCCCAAGCAAGGATAAGAGCAGAATGCTTCTTAATTTCGCCGTGAATTTCGGTTACAATCGAAATGTATTCCTTTTGCTTTTCCGTGAATTCAGCCATAGAATTTACCGATGTCGTCTTGTAAATTTCTGTTCCGTCTTTGAAATAAATCGTGAGCTTTATTTCTGAGCTTTTGGGCTCTGTTTCTTTCTTTGAGAATAGGTTCATTTTGTTTTGTGTTGGTAGAGGTAGTGTCTTGCTAGGTGAAGCGGTGCTCCATGGTCTCGGCAGAGCTCTCGTAAGGTTTTCTGTGCTTTGAATAGGTCCGCAACTTTCATTGCGGCCCAGCCTCTTTTCGTAGGCAATCTTATTCTGGTCTTAATGACTGTTTCTTTAGGCATTAAGATGGTTTCTTCAGGGTTAATGCTTGTTTCTTTAGATGTTATGTCTTGTTCCATAGGTGTTTGTTATTTTCTGACAAGGTTTTGACGCCGCTACGCAATTCGCGGCTAGTTAAGCTGCCAAATATCCGACAGAGAAGATTCCATAGGCCGTTAGGCCAATGTCTGAGAGTCCCGTTTGCACCACCCCAAAAGAATCAGGGCTTCGGTATGCGCTTAGCTGCCAAATGATCCTCCAGAGGGAGTTCCATACCGCCCTCCCTCGAATCTTCAAAGTTGGGGAACGGATTTTCGCGCTGTCCTAGCAAAGCTGAGTGTGTCGCCGTTTAAGGCGTCCGGTGGTAGTTGCCTTATACGCCCCCGGAACGGTGCGTTCTGCTTTCTGGGCAACAAAAAAGCCCCAAGGTGGAACTAGCACCAAGGGGCATTCTCAGGGAATCCGGCCTTAACGACCGAAAGACAAAAGTTTTCCTTTAGCTCTAGTTCAGCTACCTAACGAGGGGATTATACCATAGGTTCGTTGTCAATTGGTTTGTTTTCGTCGCGTTCAAACTTTTCGGCCTCTTGAATGAGCCGTTCCAATTCCGTTTCAATCCATTGGTTGATCGCGTCCCTGTCGGTTATCGTAACCCCCGGTATTACCCCGTAGGGCAGGCAATAGCGTAAAACAGCCTGCAATTGGCCGACGTGGTAGGGGTAGTTTATGCGGCGGGTGCCGATAAATGCCGTGATGTGTTCTGGTTCTGTTTTCATGTGTTTTATTTTGTTGTTCGCTGATAGAGTTCAATTAACGCCCGCGCTAGGTGGTGAAATCCAGCCTTTTGTGCGCGTTCGGCGGCTAGTAGGTAGTCAAGGGGTGTCATAAGTCCCAACTGTCGTCATCGTCTTTGCGCCAAATTTGCCAAAGGACAATTAGGCCGAGCAATTGGAGGATAATTAGAACGGCCAAACCTAGGCCGATTAGATTAGGGAGTGTCATTTTGTTTTGGTTGTTTAACGGGAAGTTTGAATATGAAAGCCCCTTCGCCCCTCATGGCATGATCGAACAGCGCATCAAGGCTTTCCCCAATAGGGATTCCATAGGCTTTACGCCACGCTTGCAGGCTTGCCAGTGTGCGAGGCTGCACAAGGCCCACAAGCCTCACCTTGGGCAGTCTATAGGGTCTAGGCGTCATCTTAAGAGCCTCACGGCGAGGCAGAGGACTAATGCGCCTATGCTTAAGAGACAAAGCGCGGCGTTAAGAAGTAGGCGTGTCATAAGTGTTTTTTGATTTTGGCCCAATAGGCGTTCAGATTGGCTAGTTTCTTCCCCGTTGCTTTCATGGCGTTGGGCCCGCCGTTCCAAATTCGGGCTTTTACCTCGTCGCTTTTTCCCTTGCCATAGTGTTCCGTGTAAAGCCGAAAGATTTGCCGTGATTTTTCGGCATCGAATCGGTCGTTTAAGGTGAATTTAGTCCCTGCGAATCGGTTAACGTCTCGCACGGTGATGGCCCAAATCTGAGCTATTCCCGCCGCACGTCCGCCGTCGCCTACGGCAAGCGGGTTTCCGTTGCTTTCTACACGGCAAACGGCTTCCCATAGCCCCGCCTTTACGGGCAGGGCAGAGCAGGCAAGACAGAGCATAAGCAAGGTGCGTTTCATGCGTTGCCCTCCGCTTCTTTGATTTTTTGAACAGCATAATTTATCCACTCAATTTCGCGTTCATCTAAGCCGTCAAGAAATACGGATGCTCCGCCGGATTTTGTGCGTGCGCCTAAAGTGTGGCCCCGCAAGCTAAAGCGCGACCATTGTATCGCAAAGGATTGCGCTGTTTCACGTTTTGGAAATGAAATTTCGGCTTTAGCATTCATTTCACGCCCTCCGCTTTGCTGATAACCGAACCAATTCGGGCGCGAATCCACTCAGGGGATTCCCCGGCGTTGGCATAAACCAATTGCAACGCCGCAAGCAACTCGGGTGCGGCTGCAACCAATCGCATATTCGCAACGTTGGTGTCTTTGAAATTGGTTACGAATCTGCAAGAGGCAACAGTTTCGCCTAATGGCCCGTAAACAAGTTCCCCCGGCGCGTAATGCCACGGCCCCGGCGTGTGTGTGTGTGTGTGTGTGTTCATATGTGTTCACCCCAAAGGCCCGCCCCATTAACGGGAGCGGGCTTTTGATTGGGTTTGAGGGTTAATCAATCGGCGTGCGTTTCCATCTTTCCAAGGATGAAATCGGCGGCCCTTTGTCCCTGAGCGGCGGCGTGAATTACTAGCTTGGCGTCCTCTTTCAATTGTTTCAACCACCCCTGAATATAGGAGGCGGAAGCGGGCAGGGTGTTGTCAATCCCTGAAACGGCGCAAAGAAAAGCCGCGCCCATTTCCGCAACCAACTCTTCCTTGGCGTAGGTTTCCCCGCCAAACGCCGCAACCTCTGCAACGCCTTTTCGATTAAGGCGGCTTTCGTGCCCGGTTGCGTGCGTCAACTCATGGAATAGGGTGGAATAGTAGTTCCCCGACGTGTCAAATGTTTCGGCTTTTGGCATTTGAACGCTATCCGTTGAAGGGCGGTAATAAGCCCTATCCCCGCCGTGCGCCAATTTGGGAGCCCTTGGCATATTAGAAACAATCTTTTCCGCCTCTGCTACGGGGTTGAATTCCGTTCCCTCAATCTTTTCCGCCGCCCATTCTATGCCGTCGCATTGTTCAACGTTAAAAACCGTGTAATACTTCAAGAAAGGGATTTTCTTCGGCTTGCCGGTAGCGTCCTTTTCTGTTTTGCTATCAACCCAATTCCAAAAAACAACCGGCGTCCCCTTTTCCCCTTTCCGCACGCTTCCCTTTAGTTCGGCGGCTTGTTTGTAAGTAAGCCAAAACGGGCACGAATAAGGGGAAAAGGATAGCAGAAACCAATTTATGCCCCGGTAGGATTTGCGGCTTCCAAAGTTTGCAGGGTTTCCGCCGTTTTGCGCTTTCCACGGCTTGCGCCATGGAACGGTCCCCGCTTCCAACTGTAAAACGATGCGTTCCGTGATAATGCTATAAACGTCTTTCTTTTCTTCCGTTTTCATTGTGTGTTTTTCCCTAGTCTTTTTCTGATGCCGTTGCGTGATGCATTGGCGATGTGGAGAGAGTGCGCGAGCGTGTGAGAGATTGCAAGCTTTTCTGCACAAAAAGATGAAGATAGTCCGCAACTCACATCCTTTCAACGGTTTAAAATTCAGCTCAGGCACCGGATTTGCGGCCCCTTCACCCTCACACCGTAAGAACAGAGCAAACCAACGGGAGAGAGCCTATTGAAAGAGAGAGAGCCAACAGCCAACAGCCAAGCGCAGCCGATAGCTTGCCCTCATGCCCCTACTTGCAAGGTATAGGATGCCCCGGTGGAATGCCTCACGGAATGCCCGACAGAATGCCCGGAGAATCTTGGCCCGCAATCTCAGCTTGTAATCCATTCCCCTTCCCTTAACAGATACCGCCTCACGCGTGCCCAATCGCGCACCAGGTCGCTGAGATTGTGTCTCAATAAGCTATAAGGCTAGGCTACTAGGCTAGTAGATCGCGCTAGGCTACTAGGCAAGGCTAGGCGCGGCCCGGTAAACCTAGCGCAAGCCTCACGCCTACCCATAGGGGGGGAGGGGGGTCAAGGGTCGGGGGGGGGGGGTGGGGTTATTGTAATTGGTCAGAACGCCCCCATAAAAAAATATTCCAAATGGTCCCTCATGAAAGGAGGGAATATTCCAAATGGTCCTTCCTAAAAGGAGAACGTAGAACATAGTTGAAGAAGACAGGGAAACATAGTTGAACAAATGTCTTGACAGAAATTTTGGGGGCTCAGTACAATCCATACGCAAGCGAAGGATAATGCTTAAAGACTTTTTTTCATTGTTTTTGTTTGGCATTCTATGTCTGGATTGTTTCAAGTATAAGTCGATTATGATCTATTTGTCTAAAGTATGAGCCTAGAGAACATCAGCCCCGTTCTATTGTCCTCCCTAGTGGACAGTGATAGTCGCACCCTAGAGGCGCGGGAGCCGACGAAGGCTATGCTGTGCTTGGAGCAACTAGCGGAGGGGAATACGTGGGAAGAAATTGCTGAGGCTACGGGCTTCTCGTTCAATCAGATTAGTAAGGTGAAGGCGCGGCATGAGGTTGCCATTGAGGTGAGACGGAAGCAGTTGGCGGCTGATGGGTTTGAAATGGCAGAGGGACTGAGGTTGTTGGCTAAACAGAAGCTAGAGATGCTGGCGAACAACCCAGATGCTTTGGCTAAGGTGAACATTCGGGACTTGGTTCTTTCCTATGGGATAGCCGTAGATAAGGGTATGCAGGCCCTAGGGGAGAACAAGGTGGTGGTGGAACACAAGGCTGGTAAGCCTAGCTTGGAGGATGCTATGAAGGCTATAGCGGATGCTAGGGCCGCGCTTCAGAAGGAGGCTATTAGCATATGATTTGGAGGAAACACGCCATTCTTGCGCCACCAACCAATGAGGAGATGGCGCGAATGCAGCCGGAGGCTCTGGCTAGTCTCTACGACATCTACCATCAGGCCATAGAGAACAGCATACGAGACCCTTACAGGTATGGGTTTAAACTTCCTCACTGGAAGAAAGCGGAGGAGTTGTTAGAGTCTTTCAATGAGATACTTGTGAGCGGCGGCAATAGATCGTCCAAGACAACGTGGGCAGCAACAGCCGTAGTTAAGGCCGCAATGGACAATCCCGGTAGTGTGATTATGTGCTTCGCGCAGAACGCAGACGTGTCTATTCGCCAGCAACAATGCGCCATATACGATGCTCTCCCTGAAGAGCTTAGAAAGAAAACCCTTAGTGCTGAGGAGAACATTAGCTACACGCGGAAGAATGGATTCTCCAAGAGTAGTCTAATTTTGCCGGGGACTAAGAGCCACATCATCTTCAAAACCTATGCTCAATTTCTTAACAACGATACTATTCTGGAAGGCGCGGAGTTGGGCAGTCGTGAACCGGTATGGCTCAATCTTGGGGCTTGGTGTGATGAATACCTTATTGGCCCTGAGCTACTACGCACTCTGCGTTTTCGATTGGCTACCCGTAACGCCAAGGTTATTGTTACGTTCACTCCGATTGACGGTTACACGGAGGTGGTTAGAGACTACCTTGAGAAAGCAAGAACTGTTGAAACCAAAACGGCGGAACTCCTCAATGACAGACCGGTTCCGTTTATTCAGCACGCTGCGAATGGCAATAGCGCAATCATTTACTTCCATTCAAAGGACAATCCGTTTGGCGGTTATGATCGTATTGCTCAGGACTTACAAGGCCGTGGTGAAGAAGAAATCCTAACGCGAGCCTACGGCGTTCCCACCAAGAGTGCGTCCACTAGGTTCCCTATGTTCTCGCGGGAGATCAATGTCATACCACATGACAAGATACCGCGTGATAACGTAACACGCTACATGGTCCTAGACCCGGCTGGGCGCAAGAACTGGTTTATGTGCTGGATAGCCGTAGATGAAAGCGAAACCTACTACGTCTATCGTGAGTGGCCGGATGTTAATGTGGGAGACTGGGCCAAGTGGCATGGAGGACGATGGATAGGTGGAGATGGTAGCAAGGGGCTTGGCTACGGCATTAAGAACTACGTTGACCTAATCATCCGGTCGGAGTCGGATGACAAGGAGGAGATACTGGATAGGCTCATTGACCCGCGCCTTGGAGCAGCCAAGTATCAGTCACAGAACGGGGCGAGTTCTATCATTGAAGACTTGGCAGACAATGGGCTGACGTTCAATCCTGCTCCCGGTCTGGACATTGAGGACGGCATCCAAGCCATCCAAAGCAAGATGGCCTACAATCGTAAGGCCAAGATAGATAGTCTCAACCGCCCACGATTCTATGTCTCAGAGAATTGCCAGAACATCATCACTGCCCTTCAGGAATACACGGGGGACGGCGGAACGGATGAAGCATGGAAAGACCCGATAGACGTTATCCGCTATGCGTGCATTGACGGCATACGCTGGATGGATAAGACAATACAACAACCAAAACGAAGGAGCGGATACTAATGGCTAAAGTAAAAATCATCACGCTGGCCGACAGGCTGGGCAAGACAGTTAACGAGCTGCTTAAAATTAAAGCGGCAAAACTAAAGGAGGGGCTGCACTACTCCGGTTACGGAAAGAACACCTACCTCACCGAAGAAGCCGTAGAGTTAATTGAGCTATCGCTTGAGGCTCCGCTTGCTGTTCCAAACAAAATTAGGGCAACGGTGTTGATGGAAGCCCGCAATCCACGATGGGTTTACGCAAAGCTAGAGGGGCATGAAGGCAAGGTGCCTGTTGCAATCCCTCGCAAACTCCGTGGTAAGCTGTTGGGCAAACGAATAAATGTTGACGCAATTACAGACTCATCCGGTGGAACTACCTATCGCCATGAAATGCTTGGAGATTGATATTACATTGGACCGTAAGTGGCAGGACGAACAGATTGATCGTCTGTTGGGTTTTGAAATTTTGCAACGAACACTTCACGCTGAATACCAACCGATTGAAGCTGCTGTCCTAGCGGACAAGGTAGCAATTGATAAGGGTGCAGCCTACCGCATCATTCGCGCTATTGGACAAAATCTAAATGGAAAACGATAATCAAGAAGCACTTATTTACGTTCAGGATAAGCCAAATGTTATGGCTATCCGTAATGCGTATGAACGCACTACCACCGATCTCAATTTCTATTTTGACCAGTGTGCTGACGCCTATGATAATCGGCGCAACTTGTGGGCAGGGAAGTCCGAGGATTTACGCAAGGGCGGAAGCGATGCCTTCCCGTGGAAAGGTGCATCCGATCAGGAGGCCCATGTCATTAACGAGCGCATCAATCGCTATGTGGCGATGTTCATGTCTTCGCTCAACCGCGCTAACATTCGCGCCTATCCGGTTGAGTCTGGCGACATTGGCCGCGCCCGCGTTACAAGTGCGTTCCTAAAGTGGATGGTGGCTAGTTATATTCCTCAGTTCAAACGGCAAATGGAACTTGGGGCCAACTACCTCCTTGAGCGTGGCATCATGATTACCTATGTGGGCTGGCAAAAGGAAGACCGCATCTTCAAGCAGAAGCTCACACTAGATCAGCTTCAGCAAGTTAGTCCCGATTTGGTTAAAGCCATCTTGGAGAAAAAGTCCGACGACCAATTGGTTGAGCTTTTGAAAGGTCAATTCAATGGAATGACTGACAAGAAAGCCAAGCGTGCATTGAATGATTTGCGGAAGACTGGTAATGCTGAGTTTCCCATCATTCGGCGCAGCGTAGATTGCCCAATGGTTCAAGCCATTGCTCCCGATGGAGATGTTCTGTTTCCGTCCTACACCACTGACCCACAGAAAGTTCCCTATTGTTTCTGGCGCGTGTTGATGAGTGCCCAGCAGCTCAAGAATAAAATTGCAACAGAGGGTTGGGATGAAAGCTGGGTTGATTATGTCATTGAAAATTGCGGCGAAGAAGGCGACCCAATCAACAACAATAACAACAACACCAATTTTACTTACAAATCTACGACGTATGACGCCAGTGAGTTGTTTGAAGTGATTTATTGCTATCAACGCCTAGTTGATGAGGACAACGCAGAGGGTATTTATTGCACCGTTTTCCATAGAAACGTAATTGGTAAGCAAAACGTAGAAGATTATGCAAAGCATGAGCTTCTAAACGGCTACGAAGACTACCCATTTGTTGTAACAAAGATTAGCGAGGACAACAAACGTCTCTACGATCTTCAAAGTTTTGCTGATTTACTCAAGGGCATCCAGTGGCAAACAAAGGTGGAGCGCGATAGCCGCACAGACCGCAACTCGCTTGCTACCCTTCCGTGGATTGAGCATCCAATGGGCTTCCCGCCTAGCGATATTCGTCCCGGTGGGCTCCTTCCCTATCGCCGCCAAGGGGAGATTCGTTACGGCCCAACGCCGCAATACAATCCCGGCTCGGTGGAAATGGAAAACACCCTGCTTACGCAAGCCGACAAGCTAATTGGTTTGGATGTTGGTAATCCATTGTCCACAATTCAACAGCAGTATTTCGTGGATAAGTTCCTGACTCACGTTAGGGACGTTCTGCGCCTGTCATACAAGTGCTATCAACGCTTTGGCCCAGATCAAGTGTTCTTCCGCGTAACAGGCGTTTCCGACCCACAGAAGTTTAGCAAGGGAGACCCTAACGAGAACTTTGACATCATCATCAACTACGACGTTCTGCACAACGACCCAGACAACGTGGAGACACAACTTGGCCAGTTTGTTCAATTGATGCAGCTTGATAGAAATGGCCGAATTGACGTTGATGCCTTGCTTGAAATTAGCGGCTCAGCCATCAATCCAGTCATTGCGGACGCTATCCTGCGTCCACGCGAGCAAGCTCAAGAGCAAGTGGTCAAACAGGTCACAGATGACTTGTCTAAGATTTACGCTGGCATTGAGGTGGGCGCACGTCCTAATGGTGCTCAAATCGCCATGCAAGTTCTCCAGCAATACAGCCAGCAGCCTGACGTTATGCAGCGTTTACAGCAGGATAAGGCATTTGCGGCTCGCTTCCAGAAGTATGCCCAGCAATACCAGTTCCAAATGCAGCAAACTCAGAACGCTGAGATTGGTCGTATTGGCACGGCTCCCGCCGAAATGGGCGGAATGCAAACACAAGGTATGCAGCAGGCTCCTTCTGGTATGGCCCCCGGCCCACAACAATACTAATTCATGGACATTAAAAAACTAGAACAGCTTTCGCACAACGAAACCTTTGTTGATTTCCTTGAAGAAATTCACAGCACACGCGAAGCTCTTATTCAACAGCTTCATGACGTAAGTGCTGATAGGATTCAGCAGATTAGCGGACGTATTCTCCAATGCGACGAAATCCTCGTAGCTGGTG